ATCTGTGGGTTTGACCCCTGCCCACTGATCAGAGCATTACCAACCTCAATTTCAAGGTTGATGTCGGAGATAGCGAACTCATTGCCGTCCAGCCGCACATGACGCGATGTGACCATGCGCTTGATTGGGTTGCCATTCTCAGTGAACAATGCCGACGATAGTTGCGACACAGCGCCTGAATTGGCATCGCTGACGTAGTTCTCAGTGTGAAACACAATGCCCAGATTGGCGAAGTGCCTTACATTATCCCCCACCCCACTCTGGGTTTCATACCACATATTCGTGATAGAGTCAAACAAGAACGAGCGATTCGCAGCGGGGAACGTAAGCTGATACATGGGGTGACCATCCACCATGTAGGTCAGGCCCAGTGCATCACTAAACACCGTAAAGCTAGTGATGATGTTCTCAATGTCTGACGTGCTGACCCGCTGGGGGACGTACCCCTTCAAAAGCATCACCTGCACGCCACCCTGAGGGTTCTGCGCAAGGAAAATCATCGAATTATCCAGCAGAGCGCGGCTGTACTTCGCCGCGAGACCCCATGTCTGGCTCAACCCATTCACCCGTGAATATGGATTTGGCGACGTACCGATGTCCTGCCAGCACTCCATATTCTTTGCGCCCCACAGTATCAGCATGCCATTCAGCACGTCCACTGCGATGAGCAAGTCGCTAGAATTCTCCTTGGTGCCGAAGATGATGGGCGTCCAGAGTGTCACATCAAGCTGCGAACTGACATAGTACGACCGAGTGTTCGGCACTTCGCAGATTGCGCGAGTATTCAGTATCGCGACCGTCGTGGCCCCGTTCGGGAAGTTAGCGTCGGTGATGAGCGTGGGGGCTCCACCGGGCAGCGCGATGGCATATCCCCGGCTACCGTCAACCATGATCAACTGTATGCTATTGTCGTCCATCGAGACATATTGCCCCGTGTTGCTGATCGTTCCAAGCACAGTGAATGAATGGTCGTTCGCAACGCGGAACACCGTGCTGCCTGCGACGACATACTTGTAGTCCCCGACCACGCGCCAGCCGCGAACGGGGCCATCGGTCAGAGTGTACTGAACGAAGCATCCCGGAGTGCCCCGCAGCACTATCTTTGTCTTGTCTTCGTCAGTTCGGATGTCGTAGAAGCCATTGACCCGACGCTGCGCCGTGACCGTGGCGCTCAGGGACTTGATGCCCGTGCCGAACAGCGCAATGGGCTTCATTACGGCTCCTCGGCATTGCCGACAAAGAACAGGCTGGAGTTCTCAGCGTCTTTCTGCTGGGCGATCTTCAGGGCTGTGATGAAGTTCTCCTCCATCAATGGCGTCCAGATGCGGTTGAACATCGGGCAGATGTTCTTGGACAAGCCCCAACTCAGCGGCAAGAACCACTCCTGCGGGTAGCTGGGTGTATCCAAGGGGTTGATCAAGTCCTGGATCGGCTCCATGTATGTGAGCACCAGATGCTTGGTCACGTCCTGCGCCGCGCCGCCGTCGGTATAGAGGTACGAGTTCGTCAGTTGATTCTCGTAGTAGATTGACGTCGGATCCTGCACATTCGTGATGTCTGTCTTGTTCGGCAAGACATCGTACTCTTGCGTTGTCTTGAAGATACGAATGGGTGTGTCAACAGACCAGATGTCGCGCAGCACCGCAGCCTCGATGAACAGAGGCTGCTGAGCAGTGGTCGTGTACGTGAACACCACACTGTCAGATGACGCACCGCTCGGCAAGCCAGCAGCGACGGTGATCGTTGTGGTGGGCAGCGTCAGCACCGTAGTCCAGAACAGTGCCCCGCTATCCAGTTCGATGCCGATCTTGTCTCCAACGACCAGACCCGTGATGCTGTTCAGCACGAGAGTGGTCGCGGCAGCGGCGGCAGCAGACGCGAGCGTTCTGCTCGTGTAGTTGTTCGTCCAGCCGGTGGCTCCCGGCCCGACAGTGTACTGTCCAGTCGTGTTGGATAGGAACAGGTGCCCACGCTTACGGGTGAACACTTTCAGGCCGGGTGCGAAATCGGCTTTGCCCATCCACTGTTTGCAGATCATGTTCAACATCATGCCGATGTCAGCAGTCTGCACAGCATCTGGCGTATCGTACGCGCCGATCTTGCCGATGTTCAACATCGACTGTCGGATGAGGTCATCGCGCGTGACCGAGAACGAGTAGACACCAGAAGTGGTCATATCAGAACCTCACCATTGCTTTGCCGCCGCGTGTCTTGTCGATCACCCAGCCAGTCTCTTCCAGCGCCGCAGTTGCCCCGGCGAGCAGCCACACATCGTCGAACACCATCTTGCCCCCCGGCACCAGCATGGGGCCGAGGATGGCGCAGGCGTCCTTGATTGACTGATACTGGTCAGCATCCACGTGAACGAACGCCACCGGGGGCATCGGAACCAGCGAGGCGGGGAACACACCCTGAACGACAGTAGCGTAGGGGATAGCCGACCGCACGAAGTCTACGTTCGTATCTCCGAAGTCGCCGACTGGGTGCGGGTCGAGCACCCCCTGCATGGGGATGCCCGTGAACGTGTCGTAGAGGTAGATCTCGCGGTCTTGAACCGCAGCGATCTTTGATAAGTGCCACGCAGTCCCGCCGCGATATACCCCAAGCTCCACGAAGCAGCCTGGGGGTGTCGACTCCGCTTCCGCGCAAAGAAAGTAGATCTGGTCTTGCCCGACCACGGATATGGGGATCCGTTCTTCGGTCATGCCGCTTCCTTCTCGCGCAACCGGGCCGATAGTGGCGCGGCGACGGCATGCCACACTTCTTCAACTGGGATTTCCGCTTGGCAGATGGCAGTGCTGGTTTCAGGATCCTGCGTGCAGTTGTCCCAGCCGTAGTGCATCATATGGCATGCTGGAGCCTCGTCAGCGCCGCGACCCTTGCAGTGCGTTCCCTTGCTGCTCAGCGAAGTGGTGTTGACCCAGTCCCGCGTGAGGTTCTCTTCGGTCGAGTGCGATAGGAACACAACCTTCGGCACTTCCATGTGCGACGCAGCGTTCATCACGCCGGTCTCGGGGCCGATAACCAGATCGCACTGGCGGAGGAAAGTCAGCGTCTGCCGGATGCTCCATTTGCCCGAGGTCTTGTGAATGCGGAGCTCCTTCTCCCACCCCTGCTCCAGAATGACGCACTCCGGCCCGCCAACCAGCACGACTTCACAGGTGGGGTACTGCACCATCAGGCTGGCGAGGATGTTGTCCAGACCTGCCCATGTCTTGTGAACAGAACTGCCCGCCAGCGACCACATGACAATCGGCCCTGCGCCCATGCGTTGCCGAGTTTTGAAGGCCCACGACTTCTCGTCCGGCGTAGAGTAGAAGCGCACTTGCGGAACGTGGGGTACGCCCGCCAGCGCATGCTGAAACTCGAGGTAGTTCTTGTTCGTCATGCTGTGGCGAACGCTCGGCAACCACCCACCCTGAGCGCGAGAGGGCATCGCCAGCAGAGTGCCCTCGACCGACTCGCTGAGGTTGACGAACTTGTCGAACTTCTTCTTCTGCCACGCCCAGAAGTCCACAAGATTGGAGTTCGGGATTTGATCCTTGTCAAACAGGATCAGGTTGTCGATGTTGGGGTCGTGCTCGATAGCGTCGCTTCCGGGCTTGGAGCAATGGAAGGTGATGTGGTATCCTTGATCCTTAAGGCCTCGAACGACGCTGCTAGCCTGTAGCACATCACCGAAGGCTCCGTACCTGACCACAAGAGCGGTCTTGAGTGGCTGCACGGCGTTCCAGGTGTGGAGCCGGAGCCGCCCGGAGAGCTTCTTGAACACAAGCAGGAAAGAGTACTCCACCCCATCGTTCCGCTCCTGCTGCGAAACCAAGTCCCAGCCATCCGGCATCGCGGCAACGACTTCATGGGGCAAGAAGTCGCGCTTGTGGTCTGGGTTGGCCCCCGGCTGACCCATGTTCGGGTAGTAGTCCTTGTGAGGGAGGTACATCACCAGATAGCCGCCCTGCTTGACCAGCCGCCACCACTCCTTGAGTGTGGCGTGCATGTCTTCCACGTGTTCCAGCGTGTGGCTGGAGTAGACCCAGTCCATGGAAGCAGAGGCCAGAATGTCCAGCTTGGACGCGTCGGCGACGATGTCTGGCTTGTGCGTGAACCCGAACGCAACGTGGTTCATGTTGTCCACGCTGATGGCATGCGGCAGTATCTTGAAATCGCCTGCGCCGATGTCTACGCCACGCCCACGAAGGTACGGAGCGACCTCCCACACGATCTTCTTTGACTCGTTGCACTGGGGGTCTTCTGCTCTCCAAACCATCTGAATCTCCTATGTGTGGGTGCCCGTAGTGTAGCCTACTCCACCGGCTCTGACAACCTCCACATTTCCGACTGCTTGAACTTGAACTTCATCACGTTCAGCGTGATAGACGCATCCTTGACCGCGTCCCACGACTGGTTGTTGTTCTCAGCTTCCTTGTAGAGCGTGGCCTTGGACACCGCGCCGGAGGCCAGCACATTCTTCAAGAATTCCTGCGCACTGATGAGGTTGTCCGTCTGAATCAGGTTGTGCTCTTCCACAGATTTCGCCACTGTGGGGGGCGTGCCGAGAAGGTCACCCGCGCCGTCATACAGCAGACTATCCTGCTCATAGTGGGCGCGCGGGTGCCCTGAAATCGTTGCGTAGGGCTTGTTTCTATCCAGCTTGCTCATTGCCTTCTCCTAGACTGCGTGGATTGACGACTCTTTGATCTTGTTCAAGATCTTGTCTTTGAGCATGCGGATATCTTCCGCCTGCCGCGACCGAGTGGCATGCACCATCGGGGACTTGATCTCAGTGATGAGCGCCTCGATGAAGTTGTCAAGCGGGCACTCAAGCTGGATACCATCATCCTTGATCGTCACAAGGATGTGCGGGTTATCCCAGTGACGGGAGATGACCAGCGTTTGCTTGCGGATTTCAGACATGATCAGCCTTGGTCAATGACGCTTACCAGCGCCGCGAGGCTGTCGAGCGCAGTCTTGATCTGCGCGATACCATTGTAGATAGTGAGACCTGAGCCCGCTGGCATGGACGACTCAATGGACGACTCCATATTGCCACTGCCAATCTGATCGACGATGGCCTTCAGCCGCGTGCAGTCCTCACTAGCTTGAATGATCTGGTTGTTGAGCGCGTTGAGCTTACGCCCGACGAGTGTGTTGACTGGGACGAGGATGCGTGACATGACTTTCCTTTAGGCTAAGAGACCGAGTTGCCGGAGCGCGCCGACTACTTTCTGAAGTGTGTATCCGTCGAACGTAGACGCGTCATTGACTGCTACTCCCGCGTTCGCGACGAATGCCGCCGCTGGGGCACCCGCGATGGTCGGTCGAAGAACGACTGCATTTCCGAAGAACGACATGTAGGTATTGCCAGCCGCGTCACTGGTGACATTGAACGCTATGTTATACGAAGCGTTCTTTAGCGTGAAGTACCCGGGAGTTACCGTGGCGTTTCCCCCGCCTAGAACAAAGAGAACATCACCGCCCACGCCACCAGATCCCGTGTTACCACCAGCATAAAACTCGATGTTACCGCCGGTCCCGGCGACAGAGGCGACGTTACCACCGGCGAACTGCACCTTCCCGCCCGCAGTGACGCCCACGCCACCCGCAGCAATCAGAGCTCCGCCTACCGTGGCAGCAGAATTCCCACCGCTGAGGTTTACTGCTCCTCCCGCGCCAGTCGTACCGGCACCACCAATGACGCTAGCCGCCGCTCCGATGACATTAGCCGCGCCACCGGTCATTGACACGGCGCCAGCCGTCATGGTTGATGTCGCAGACCCGCCAGTGATGGTTACACCGCCAGATGACGTAGCAGACCCCACCCCACCCGTTATGGTTACTCCACCGCCCGCGCCGCCGCCCGCGCCCGCACCACCACCCGTGATA